AACCAATAGTCAGCTAATCTTTGAGGTATATTTTCAACTGTTTCCCCATCTCTACTAACTTTAGCAGGTATCTGTCTCATATCTTTATCAATAGAAACAATAATCCTATCTTCAGTAGGGTGTGGTTCAGTTGCCATTATACCCATAACATCGTCAGCTTCTAAATTTTTCCACATAACTCCATTATGTTTTTCCATAATGTATTTACGCAAAACATTTAAAACCATCGGCTTACGTCTTTGTTTACGATTATCTTTATAACTTGGAAGAATATCTTTACGAAAATTATTCTTATCAGTTAAAGCACAAACATAATCGTCAGCTTCAAAGGTAGAACCCAACTCATCTATGTGAGAATCTACTTCAAACTTACATTTCTTTTCATCACAATGTAGTGTCCATAATCCGTCACCCCAATGTGTATTCACTTCATTCGCTGTGGCTATCTTATATATTAATATGTCGCCATCTATTAACAGTACCTTTTTTTTCATATTTCCTTTCCTCATATTGTTTGATTTAATAAATCTCCTTTTGGTATGATATGTCCTTTAGAAGTCTAGTTATCTCCCCCTAATTTAATAGGATATTTCGTCATTAATTTTTTCAGTATTTTTGTAGGGATAAGAACCCACGTTTGAGCTTCACGTTTTTCTAACCATAAACAGAACCCCCAAAACTTAGCTGTAGTAACATTAATACCTGAAGGCTTCCCTCTACTTTCTGTTTCTACATATACATTACCAGTCTTCTGACATAACCTATCAGCTTTAGCTTCTATTTCACCTTCTATGGCTAATTTAAGGTCGTCCTCGTGTTTTTCACCAAATGGTAAATCATTCACAAAATTACTCTTAACATTTATATCAAACTTATTATTTTTCTTTTTCATTAATGTGTTTCACTCCAATTATTACCTATTTTATATTGTCCAGTTAAAGGTAATCTTAAATTGAAGTGCTTTCCAGTACGTTCAATAGATTCTACAGCTAACTTTCCGATTTTATCTGCGTCTTCTTCAAGACATTCAACTTGTATTTCATCGTGTACCCAAACAACTTGTTGAACATCGTTGTATTCTTTAACAGCTTTGTTAAACTCCACCAACCACTGCTTACAAATTATAGCTCCTGAACTTTGTAAAAGTGAATTGAGTGCGGCGTGTATTGAACGAATTTTAATTTGTCTTTTATCAAGACCTATTAAATATCCTCTCTCAGCCGCTTGTTGTACTTGCTCTAATAACTTACTCAAAGCAGGAAGATTATTTAAAAATCTTTCTCGTATCTTCTTAGCTTCTTTCATTGTTTTACCTGTTACTAACGCAATCTTTTTTACACCACCACCATAAAGGAAGCAGTAGTAAAATCTTTTTGCAAGGTCTCTTGAATCTAACCCTGCTAATTCTTTTGTTTCAGTATGTATATCACCATTTAAAACTACTTTAGCATACTCACCTTCATCAAACTTAGACATAAAGTGTGCTAATAATCTAACTTCTAATCCTGATATATCTATACCAACTAATTTTTTTCTTTCAGGAACAGTAAATAAACTTCTACATTCTTTTCCATAAGGGACACCAACACTAGGTACTTGTCCTAAGTTTGGGTGTGAATGACTTGCACGAGCTGTGACTGTTGAATTAGTATTACAAGTTCCGTGTATTCTACCATTAAATTCATTCTTTAACCACGCTTGAGCTCCTGTTGCTAACTGTCCTATTCTTTTATCTAATAAAAAATGTTCACATAAAACTTTTGCTTCAGGATATGGAAGACTTGCTAACACAGTTTCATCTAATTTAGGTTTACCATCATTTGTATATTCTTGAGGTTTCCATTTATGTCTTTCAATTAATCTATCCGCTATGTGATGTCTTGAACTAGGATTAAAAGTAATTGTTTTTTCTTTATAAAAAGTTTCACCTTTAACATATCCTCTAGCTTTGTTATTAACTTTAGGTATAAATGGTGTGCGTTCTAATTTAGGCGGAAACAATTTTTGTAAATCATCTTCTAGTTCTAAACGTCTAGCATTTAATTTAGAATATAATTTAACTGCTTCCTCTTTATTAAACATAAAACCATAACGCTCCTGTTTAAATATTAAAGTTGCTACTTCGTGTTCTAACTCCATAGCCTGACAAGAATAACCTCTACGTTCTATAGTTTTATATAAAGTATCAGTCACTTCAACATCTTGGACACAATAATCCAACATCTCAGGACTGTATTCCTTCCAGTCAGTATCAAAGGCTTCCTTGTACTCGCCCACCCTATATCCCCACGCTTTTAAGCTATGTCGTCCTATACAATTAGTAGGGAAGCCTTTTCTTTTAAAATCTCGTTCCTTTACATCAGGGTAAAGTAAACGAGTTGCTACTATTGTATCAAAAACCTTTCCTTTAGGTTTAAAGTTGTAAAACTTTTTTAGGACGGGAATATCTAACTTAATAATATTGTGTCCAATAATTAAGTCTGCCTGTTCTAATTCTTTTAGAGCTGTTTCGTTATCTAATTTTTTTATTTCATTAGTATCAATATCTTTTAATACTATACAATGTACTTTAGTACACTGGTTTAAAAAACCATCTGTCTCTATATCAAAAACATATTTCATTTCATATCCTTATCATTTTCTTTATTACACTACGGGGATAAATATTTCTGTCACCAAATTCTATTTCTCCTTCTTCTATAAAATAACTTGCAAAAGAATATACATAATCAGCATCTTTATTAAATATCCAACACTCAGTATGCACATCAGCACAACTCATTTTAATAAATTCATTTTCAGTTGCCAATGTTGAATCTCCAACTATGTCTTCCCATATAATTTTATATTTATAATATCTTTTGTTACCAACTATAAGAGGTTCACTTGTTTTCTTTTTCATTTAAAATATAATCTCCATAAGTAAATAAAGTGTAATAAAAACAAACATCATAAACATCATTTTATCAAAAGGAAAATTCATCATTGTAATGTATGTAATCTAACTTCTACTCTCCAAGCCGCCATCTCCCCATTCATAGCCATCTGTGTTAAAGCATCTTCCATCATAAAAGCGGTACTCTCTCTTCCAACATCTAAAAAGACGTGTTTATTATATTTTTTTGCTTTACCTACAGCTTCCAAAACATAAGCAGTCCATTCCATAGCTTTAGAAGTTTTAAAAAGTGGATTAAAACTCATCAGATATATCTCCTTTAACTTCACTTAAACAACCCGTACTTAAATCATAATAAAGATTACAAGCGTGTCCTGTCTCACCTGAAAATCTATTCTTTAAAATATTTACTTGAGCAAGATTATTTTTGGCTTGTAAATTTCTATTCATTGAAATAATTATATCGGATAGTTGAGCAATACTTTGACTACCTCGTAACGCATTTAAACCAACACTCTTACCATCTTCAAAACCTTTATCTCCCTCTGAACGTCTAAGATGTGAAACTAATATTAAACCAATACCAGTTTCTTCTACTAGCGTTCTTAATTTTTGAACAGTATAATCAATTAACTTTCTTTCGTCACTTGTATGTGCATCACCTAATGCTGACAATGCCATATGTAAATGGTCAAGGATTACAAAATCTACATTACACGCTTTTGCTAAGTATCTTATTTTAGATAATAAATTATCAGCAAGAGTGCTACCAAAATGATTGTAGAGATAAAATTTCCCGTTACCAATCGTTGTCTTAAAAACATTTTTAAGTTCGCTTTCATTTGTTCCTTCTCTAGTTAGATGTAAAGGTTTTTTAAGAGCAACCCCCATAATTCCTAGAGCACTACGCTTAATGCTTTCTTCTAAAGCTATATAACCTACACTAAATTCTTTATTTAATAGATGTAATGCAACGTGTCTACAAAATGAACTCTTACCTATACCTGTACCTGCGGTAATCGTAACAAGTTCACCTTTTCTTAACCCGTGTGTTTTTGTATTTAAACATTCAAATGGGTAATCAACACTTACATAAGTATCTTCTTTTTTAATTTCATTCCATAAATCTGCACCTAAAACTATTCCATCAGGTCTATATGATTTACTAGACCATATACAATCTACTAATTCTCTAGTCTTATTAGCTAATAACATTTCATTAGCGTCCTTTAAAGGTAGACTACATATCTTAGCTTTATTAGGTGAGAATAATTTTGCACATTCTATAGCTCCTTGTTTCCCTTGTTCATCTTGGTCAAACATTAAGACTACTGAATCAAATCCTTCTAAAAATTCTAGCTCTCTTTGAATATCTTTTTTAGCTCCTTGAGCTCCACTCTTAACACTTACTACTGGAAATTTATTTGAATTAATTTTACTAACGCTAAGGCAATCTATTTCTCCTTCAGTTACAATAATCATTTTGCCTTTGTCTCTCCAAAGATGCTGACCAAATAAACCTGATTGTCTTGC